TGACGACAGACAGGGCAGTGAACATTTCCCTGAAGCCATGTATCTATACATGGCCGATGGAACCAATGCCCACACGCATTCAGTTTACGAGCTTCTTGCTCGCAGGTCAATGTATCTTGACAGATAGCACATGCGTTGTCTGTATCACTGACTAGATTTCCCACCGTGGTATTGGCGGCAATCTGTTCAGACGTGGGATGAATTACAACAGGCTGAAGGAATTGGTTCATTCTTGCTCGTCCATCCACAAGAGTTGGTATCATATAATTGCGTGTGACAGAAAGATTAAATAAATTGAGAAGCGCATTCGCAAGATTTGTCTGGACCGCAGTCTCTTCTTCACCCTGATTCAGTTCAACCTGAATATTGGCCATGGTTGGAAGATAGGTATACTCTGTAGCATTGGGATTTAACGTAGTGGGGACACTTCGTAAAGTTGAAATTGCGGGAACCCCTTGTGTAGGCACACCAGCAAACGATGTCCGAACGACCCGATGATACGAGTTCTGAGAAACAGAAACAGAAACAGGGGGCTGTATATTCTGATATTCGCGTTGACCGTAAGAAAACAAGTCAAACCGGTTCCTCGTCTGACGCTGGATATATCCAAGCACAGACTGAACGTTTTCAAACGAAGAAGAATCATATAGTAAAGCGGGGAAGTAGTTATGGAGGTCATCTAGCAACCCGACGCCATAAAGAGTCTCGTAATTTGAATTCGGATTCATCACCTGGTGTACCTACCTGGCAGCACAAAAATCGTTCAACTTTCCAAACGGGCTTTAAAGGAAGTCACCCAAGAACAACTAGCATGGAGAACCAAGCTCGGAATGAAGAGAAGGGTGTCACAGGGATTAGCAATATGCGAAATACTTGCTATATGAACGCCGCAATTCAAGCTCTTCGTCACAATACAGAGCTCTCCGCCTTCTTTCTAGAAAACAAACATGAGCAGTGGGTTCAAAGAAAATCTGGCTCTCCCAAAGTAGAACTTGTAAAAGGGTATGCTGATTTGCTTCGCTCTCTCTGGTCAGGTTCTAAACCAGCCTATGTGAGACCCGAAGGGTTCCTCCAGTGTATGCATCCTGCTGCGATAGCGGCTGGATTTGACCAATTTGCGGTTCCAATGCAGCATGACAGTCATGAATTCCTTACATTCATGCTAGACCAAATTCACGAGGGGATGGCAGAAGAAGTAAATATTGAAATCACACGTCCTCCTCCGAAGACACCCAAAGACAAGGCAATTCAGAATGCGCTAGAGGCGTGGAAACTCAACTTTGGCAAGAGTTATTCACCCTTGACAGAAATGATTTATGGGTTGATGCGTGTCTCCCTCACGTGCCAGACATGTGGAACATGTACAGACAAATGGGAGACCTTTAATTGTCTGAAGCTACCCATTCCTACCACCTATGATGTCAGTGGATCCAAGCCAACGATTCACAGTATGATTCTAGATGAGCTCAAAGAAGAGAAGATTGAAGGATATGCCTGTGAGAAATGCTCTCCTGAGCGGACCACTGTTGTTCGGAAGTGTAGCATCTGGCGTCTTCCTCGGATGTTCTGCCTTTCCTTGAAGCGGTTCGGATACGATGGACGAAAGATTCATACACCGATTCACTTTGATTTGACGAGTCCCATTAACTTTGGTCAATACTTCTCAAGTGATTCTCCAGAGCCAAGCCATACTACAGCCTATGAATGCTTTGCGACGGTAGACCACCACGGTGTCGCAGGGGGTGGTCATTATACAGCACAGGCAAAGAGCCCTCTTTCAGAAAAGTGGCATCTCTTTGATGATGAATCAGCCTATTCTATTGAAGAGCCAAAGTTTGGGGAGAGCACCTATATTGTATTTCTGAAGCCTTCAAGCAAAGCCACTCAGGCTTAGAAAACCAAAGCTACTCAGTCTTAGAAAAGCCATTGTGCCCGGAAGAATTTTTTACGCGGTGAAAGTTGTTAAATCAACTCTCCAGTGAAATTAGATTATGTCTCAGCCTCTTATTATTTTAATTACGGGATGGGCCCATGCGGGCAAGGACTCTGTGGCCAAAATTCTTGTTGAGAGTTATGATTTTCAAAAGATAGCCTTTGCGGACCCTATCAAGCAGCAGGTCGCCAGAGATTTAGACATTCCTTTGGAGTGGTGTTATGATCAAGACCAAAAGGCAGCTTTCTTGCCCAACAACTCAGAAAGAACTTTGCGGGAAGAACTTATTCGTGTGGCTGAAGCCGCAAGAGCCACCGACAAGGAAGTCTGGGCTCGTTCTGTAGGAGAGAAAATCCAGAAAGCGATTCAGCGAGGAAAACGCAAGTTTATTATTAGTGATTGGAGGCATATAGAAGAGCTTTGGGCGCTCCAAAAATGTATTCCGAATGCGTGTATCGTTCCTACGCGTGTTGAGAGACCCTCTCAATTGATTTCTCCAGTTCCCGATTGGACTGAATATAGTTTGTTAGGATTTCCTTTCTGGAAAGTCTTCCGGAATTCAGGAACCATTGCCCGTTTGTTAGAACAGGTTGTTGAATTTGTAGATGTGGACTTGCCAAAAATTTGGAAACAAATAGAATGAGACCGCCAGCTTGTGTCTCGTGTAAATGGGGTCAAGGAACTACTTGCGAGAAGCCGATGAGTTCGGCCTCTAGCAAAGAGGTCAAGAGCAAATTGGAGGAAATGATGTCTGAGAGAGCAAAACAAGATGCTGCATGGTTTGCTCCACCAACAATTAAATCAACAGACGATCATACAACACAGTCATCTTCTTCTTCAACGACTCCTCAAAATAAAAGAAAATAAAGATAAAGACGCCTGCGTTTCCTAATTCTTTTACACGCAAGTGCTCTAATCCATAGACGCCGTCAAAGGGTGATGGAATTAGATCCATCAGATTTCTCACACCATAAATGAGAATACCTGCTGCCCATAAATACAAGATAATTTCAAAAAAAAGTCGGGGGGATGATTTTTTTGTGTCATCTTCTACATCGAGAACTTTACTCACTTTATCAAAGACTTTTGCCAGGATTAGAGCAGCGATAGCATACAAAATTGTTATGTATCCTATATCTGCGATTTTTGTAAGACGAAATCCTAACTCAGACTTTACCATTCTACTTTACATATACATTCTCTGGACGCTGACATCCATGCTAGGAGTCTTTTTCTTTAGGAAGAGGTCAATGTGTTCTTTCTTAACAACAAAGGGAAGATGGAAGTCCTTGATGTAGAAGGGGAGCTCTTTCGCATTGAAGATACGGAGCATATTGATTTTCTGCGCAATCTGCTCAACACAGCGCTTCAGCTCTCTGACACCTGTCTCTTCATTGGCGTATTCCTTGAGCATATGCTCCAGAACCTCCTTGCTAATCGCAACTTTCTCCATGAGACCCACATCTTTCAATGCACTAGGAACCAAGAAGTTCTCCGCAATGGCAAGCTTCTCCTTCTGCTGATATCCTTGGAGTTGGATGTGTATCATGCGGTCCATGAGAACGCGGTCAATCTTGTTGATGTCATTGCCTGAGAAGACAAACATAACCTTACTCAAGTCGAGAGGAACACCTGCGAGATACTTGTCCTCAAAGTCTTCATTCTGAACAGGGTCTGTCAAGTGAATGAGCATATTCTGAACCTCCTCGCCCTTGGGTGTTGTGCTAATCTTGTCCAACTCGTCAAACATGAGGACCATGCTCATTGACTTTGCGTGGATAAGAGAGTGTGCAATCTTGCCTGCATGAGAAGACTCATAGACAAGCTGGTGACCCGTATACGTTGTCGCATCAGAATCACCACCCAGAGAGATAAACTGGAAAGGCCATCCAAGAGCCTTCGCAATACCATTGCGAATCAGACTTGTCTTTCCAATGCCTGGAGGACCCGTGAGCAGGAGACTGAGGCCACGGTGGCTCGGGTTCGCAATCTTTGTCGCAATGAACTGCATGATTTGGAGCTTGGCTTCCTCCTGACCATAAATCGCCTCTTCTAGGCAACGACGAGCCCGTTCCATGAAGCTAGAGCAAGCCTCGGAGCCATCATCCATCTTGACAGGAATCTCTTTGTAAATTCCAAGCGGGAGGCTCGTGACCTTGTCTAGCCAGTTGCGGAGCTTGAAGAACTCGCCACTGCTATTGTCAAGTGTCTGAAGACTGTGGTATTTTGCTAGAATCATAGACTGTGTATCAGGCGGCAGATTCATGGTGAGAATGCGAAACATCAGATTTTGCTCTGTCTGCGCAGGCTTCTTGTCTAGTGCTTCTAGCATCTGCATCTGCTTATCTCCAGCGAGAGCCTTGAAACTATCAATTTGGTCATCAATTGTATTGGCTTGAAGAGGCTTTGTGATGAGCTTCACAAACTTCTTTACATCAGGAGTTTCCTTCTTCATATTGTGACGTTTAGGAATCATGCGCTCCATAAAGTCATCGCCTCCAAAGCCACCGATGTTGATGGAAATTTCAGGAGGACCACCTTCTTCTTCCTCGTAGTCATCCTCATCCTCCTCATCCTCCTCATCATCTTCCTCCTCCTCTTCGTCTTCCTCTTCGTCCTCTGATTCAGTTTCCTCCTTCTTCTTCTGAAAACGGCGCTTGCGACGACGACGTTCGTCCTCCTCTTCCTCATCATCGTCTTCCGATTCGACAACTCGCTTTTTCTTGGAATTTAGCTTCTTAGTCGCCTTCTTAATGCGCTCACGAGCTTTTAGAGCAGCGCGACGTGCCTCCCTGCGGACAGTGCGGCGCTCTTCAGGTTTGAGCTCACTTTCCGAGGAAGAATCAGAACCATCAAAAGACTCGTCCTCAGATGACGTAATCTCTTCCTCTTCATCGCTGTAAGCAATAAGATTCTGAATATTTCCACGACTATCTACAGAATCATCATCACCTTTGGCGCCGCCACGACGACGATTGCGTGCTGGTTGCTTCCGACTTGAAGTCTTATCCTTTGAGTCGGTAGCATCCTTCTTGGGGGTGCGGAGCATTCTACGAATTTCTTTCATTTTCATTTGGCTGTGGCAGCCGTATGGCTTGCCCACCACTCAATTTTTTGCCCCAGCATTTCGCGTTTATTTTCCGTGCTTTTTGCCTTTGCGACGGACGATGCGACGTGTCTTACGTTTGCCAAGCAAATCGTTTACAGCCATGTTTGCATGTCTAGTTACAGAGCTACCAACTTTATCCAAGCCAGTAAGACCCTCACAGGTGACGTGTTTTGCAGTATTTGTCACCGCAGAAACAGTTTCCTTTCCAGCCATTACAGCATGCTTAATGGGAGAATACATACGACGAAAGATTCCTGTTTTGCGAGTGTGACGGGCCATTCTACTAGAAAAAACTATTTTTTGAAGGAGTGCCTCTTTCTTTTTTTACACCTGGAGGATATCGCGAATGTCCATTAGAAGGAAACGCGCCTTGGGAGACAAACTCGGATAGGTGCCATCGCGGACATTAATCAGACTATCAATGATGTCCTTGTTCTGGAGGAATAGCTTGTTCCTGGCTAGACAGAAGAAGTCAGAAGACTTTCCCTTCGTTACACGGGCCATGCGAAGAAGACAATCCACATATTCCTCAATCAGAGGTTTGTTCTCAGCAACACGACTATACTTATCAATGTTGTAGAAGAGTGTCTTATACGTCTGAAGAAGAGAATCGAGAGTTAGGATTTCTAGGGTTGTAAGCTCCGCAATAAACTGACTGTACCCCTGGCGGTATTTCTTTTCCAGATTCTTTCGCTCAAAACTTGCCATATCACCACTTGCGGTATTCACATCCGCTTCTTCAAAGATTTCCATATAGTTCTTGTAAAGAGAGTTCATCTCTTCAATAATAACGGAGTGTTTGGATCCAATTTCTGAGAGAAGCTTCGCATAGAGAGGACAATAGATTTCCTCCGCAGCAGCTTTCTTAAAGACCATCAGCATGAAATCTCGCACAAATTCTGCGACCTGGCCTTCTTCCGCCTGAACATTTCCATCTTCTTCCGTCGCAACAGATTCCTGTCCAAGAATCTGATACAGGAAGTCACGAATTTCTGTGTAGGTGGTGGGACCAAACTTGTTCAACTTCAGACGGATAATGCGATTGAGAATCTTCTCTTCAATCGGTTCTGATTGATTCTTGAATCGGCTTTGGTAGCGACCAAGGGGAGGGCCCGTATACGGAGTCTTGGGGCTGTTGATTTGCTGAGAAGGTGGGCCCACAGGTGTGCGAGTAGTCCCCGTAGGCATGGGAGAGAGTGAATTGCTAGAAGTGTTGTTTCGGGAAAATCCATTCCGTTGATTGTTATTTCCATGACGCCATCGCGCTTCCATTCCAGCACTAGAAGAAGTTGCGCTTGCGGCACCACGGCGCCAATCGCCTCCGTTCCGTGCGGAGGCCAAAGTCTTGGAATCTAGGATACCACGAAGATTCGCAATCTTTTGTTGAGTCTCCGCTGAAGTGGAAGGTGCCACGGAACTCCTGAGCGCTAATACAGCAGCAACAGGAGCAAGGATAGATGAGTCAGAAGACATCACTACAGAAGTTCGGATACTTTTTTCCATTCGTATGAACGTACTTACGGCGTTACACGCGTTCAAATTTCAAACCGGGGTCATTGCTCTTGTAATAGGAAATGGACATTGAAAGTTTGTTGCGGGAAAGCCGAGCAGAAAGGATTCAAGAGAGAATCGGACTTGAGACCGATGTGGGAAAGGAACAATTCGGAAAGCAATTGCGGAAGTTTACATCCAACATAGGGGTCCTTCAGCGTCGTCAAGAGACACTTCTGGAGTTACGGAAGTCTCTCACTCCTGAGACTGAATCAACCTTGGATGCGCTTTTTCATGAACTTCATACGTTGGAGCCTGAACTCAAGCTTTTTTTCAGCCGAACCGCTGTGGAAACTGATTCGTATGGACAACTTCTTTTTTCTGGATGGTCATCCCTTCAAGTGTTTAACACCATTCCGTTTGTCTTGCTTTGTTTGTCCATTTACAAACAATACATTGTGCCTGCGCTAGCGGTTTTGATGCCACTCTTTATGGTCATCATGCCTTATATTTTCTTAACCTACATTTCAAAGATAGCTATCTCGCCAGAGCAATATGTTCATATTTTGATGAATATGTTTGGACTTCAGAATCTAGATCTTACAAATCCTCGCACGATTTTACAAGGCTCTCTCACACTGTTTTCAATTGGTCAATCTATCTACCAGCCGATTCAAAATGCCCTTCATCTTCAAACAATTCATAAAGAAATGATGAAGAAGACTCACGCGGCTCAGCGTATTGTTCATTGTGTAGAGAGTCTTCAACAGTTTTTCCCCTCCTCAAAGTCTCTTCAAGCCTGTCTGGACGACATTCCAAAGCAAGATGAACATCGTCTCTTTGCTGAATTCTGGGATTCCCCCTACAAACTTCAATGGATTCTCACAACAATTGGCGATTGTGAAGTAGTGTATCGATTGGCCAAAACCTCTTCCATAAAACCCGTGGAATTCTTGGCAGGCAAGAAGCCTTTCCTACAAATTCATCAAGGAGTGGATCCCTTCTTGGAAACAGCCATTCCGTTTGAGTTGAAACTTTCAGGGAAGACTCATCATGCGATTTTAACTGGACCCAATCGTGGAGGAAAATCGTCTGTCTTGCGATCCACCTTGCTCAATATTGTCTTGGCACAAACCTTTGGAATGGGAACTCTTGGAGAAACAGGATTTTTCCTTCTGAGACCCTTTGATTGGATTGCTACAGGCCTCCGCTTAGAAGACAGACCTGGATCTACCTCTATGTTTGAATCCGAAGTAGAATTCTCTCTTCAGATTTTACAAAGAGCCAAGGCAACTCCAGACCAACTTGGCTTTCTTGTATTTGATGAATTGTTCCACAGCACAAATCCTCCCGATGGAGCACGAACTGCCGATATTTTCCTCCAAAAACTCTGGCAGACACCGAATACTGTGAGTTTCATCAGCACACACGTCTTTGATTTGGCCAAGAAGGCCCCTAAACATATACAAAAGCTCTGCGTGCCTGCTCACAAAGGCAAGGGTGACTCCTTGACGTTCACCTACACATTACAGAAAGGAATTTGTGAAGTCAGCAGTGTAGATTTGATTTTGAAAGAGAAAGGACTTTTGTCTGCGTAAAAGTCAACTCCGGAAAACCCGAGATAGTAGGAGGAAATGAACGGCTTAAGTGATGCTCTTACGGTTGGCCTTGTTTTAGCTCTAATTTTTGGTGCTCTCGTATTCTACCTCTATACACGTATCGGTCAGGTAGAGAAGCGGGTGTCTCTTACGGAGAATATTTTACTGGATTTGAAGATGGCCACTGAAAACACATTGATGGCCATGGCACCCCCTACCTATGCGCATGTCCATGAGGTGGAGCGCGTAGAGCCTATCTCTGGTCCTGCGCCTATTGAGAAGGAGGACGTAGAAGAGGTAAGTGAGGAGGATTTTTACAAGACAGTGATGGAGCAGGCCGCAAAGACGACGGATGCCCCGGTTCAGAATGATTCTGTTCAGGGATTGAAGGTCGATGCGAACTACGAGTCCATGACACTCAAGGAGCTGAAGGAGGAGGCCAAGCGCAAGGGTGTGAAGGTGGCCGCAAATGCTCACAAGAAGGATATCATTGATTCCTTGAAGCGTCAGGGTCAGGGAACTGTGTTGGAGCCGGTTCCTGGAGATGGTGCGTTGGAGGAGGGATTCCCTGTGGAGCTAACAAGCTAAGAAACTTCTAGTGTAGTGTAGATGGATAGTCAATTCTTCCGTGTTGATACACAACCAAATTATTATCACGGACTTTCCAGCTATCAAGCTGAAAAGCTTGCGAATAAGACCGCAGTGAGTAGGCGCACTACGCAGCCGAGCATGGACAGTCGGTTCCCTGGATGGGCGGCTCCTATGGCAGATGGTCGTCTTGTCACTGATTACAGACCCCATTGTGACCAGAATATCCCCGCAGGAAATCAGTTTGCTACGAAGGAATGGATTCAGACAAATACAGAAGATTTAATTGCTATCAGTCGTGCTCGCTATGCGCAAGCAACAGGTGCTATCTATGGATTTGATATGACAGTGGAGGCACCTCCTCAGAGTCTTGTGAAGTGTGATAAAGTGGAGTGCGTCTTCATGCCGTCAGGATTAAAAGATGGAATTGGTGTGGAGAGAGTGTATGACAGAGCCCCTGAGCTCTTTGGAACCTACCAGGTGCCTAAGATGAGAGCCCCGAAAGCGCATGTTGGATTAAATAAGACGTTTGAAGGAGGCAGAAACTCTTGGAGAGGACGCGAGTTTGACGCTATGGGAAATAAGCCTCTTGGAGAGACCACAAAGTTATATTAAAGGATGTGTGAAATAGGAGTTAGAACAATGCCAACATCAACTGTTTTATCGTTTGATATTGGAATTCGCAACTTAGCTTGGTGTTGTATGGAAAAGCAGACAGATAGTTCTGGTGTCACTGTCTTAGGATGGGACAACTATGATTTATTGGCAGGGCAATCTGCGTCTACTGCGGGAGAAAGTGCTGCTTCTTGTGCTGGGTGCTCAGCCAAAGCCACCTATGAGACGCGTAGCAACAATTATTGTGTGAGACATTGTCCTCTTGATAGACCAGCGTTTCGTGATTTGTCTGGTGTGTTAGTGAAACGTCTGCCTGCCGCCACCCAGTTGAAGCAAATTCTGATTGCCAAGGGTGCCCAAAAGGTTCCGAAATCCAAAGGAGATTTGTTAAAGAAACTGTCTGAACTCTATGCGTTGCCTATCTTGAAGCAAAAGAAAAAAAAAGCAATTGATACTGAACTCACTGTCTTACATGATGGAATTCGTCGCTTTGTCACGCAGAATAAAGAGTTGTTTTCCAAATGTCAAACCATTTGTCTCGAAAATCAACCTGTTCTCAAAAATCCTACAATGAAATCTGTGCAAATTTTATTGTTTGCGACCCTCCGAGATATTCTTCAACCAACTCCTCCTCTCTTAAAACTGGTTCACGCCAAGACAAAGGTCGCAGCAACCACAGGCGATGAAGGCTATGCGGAGAGAAAAGCAGGCTCTGAGAAACGTGTCACAGACTTTTTGGGAACTACAAAGCTTCAGAGAGCACAACACTGGCGCACACATTTAACCAAATATACAAAGAAAAATGATTTAACGGATGCGTTTTGTATGTGTTTGGATTTCCTTCAAGTTCAATAAATGAGACTCGCCATCCAAATTTCAGGAGAGATCCGTCAAGTAGAAGCCTCATTGGAAACTCTGAAAACCTATGTTCTTTCAACGTTTCCAACGACAGAAATTGATTTCTTTGTTCACACTTGGAAAAAAGAAGGAGTATCCTTGTTTCAACCGCGTTCCTCGTTCGTGGAAGTCTACGAGGAATGTGCTGATTTACAAAAGCTACCACGAGCCTATTCTATGTTTTATTCAATCCAGAAAGCAAATGAGTTGCGAAAGAGGTATGAAGAAACAACAGGGAAACGGTATGATTTAATCATGCGATATAGAACAGATTGTATCTTTAAAGAAAGTGTGTTTGACCTTATCAAGGATTTTCTAAAGGATACAAAGCTGTTTGTATGTATTCCAAAAGCAAAACAAACTGTCGCCTATGATGGGCCTGTAGAGTCAGAGACAGAAGGACTCTGTGACTGGTTTGCGATAGGTACTCCCGAACTCATGGATGTATATTGTAACACCTATACAACATTTTATGAAGAAGGGTTACCGATTGTCCCTGAAACGATGCTTGCGTTTCAGCTCCAGATGTATGGAGTAGTTCAACAGGGATTCTTGAAACGTCCAGAGTTTGACTTCTTTCTGTTGCGTTCAAACAGAGTCTAAAAACACCGCATGGACTTGAAGAAAGATGAATGGCATAACCATCCGTGAAATGGAGAATGTGGCCCGATCTATGGATGGAGATCTCGGCCTAAGTAACGAGCTCGGTAATGTTATAGACATCACGGACAGCTCTGATGCTTTGGGATTGAACATGCTTATGAATCAAGCCAAAGTCAGTCAAGGAAATTCAAACAATTCTCAGAACACTATCTCTATCGCACCGGCGCCTACGCCCTCCGGGTTTGGAGGGATTGAAGTGTCGACATTAGAGCCTTTGGAGCCAATTACTTTCAATATGGACAACACAATTGGTGGTGGCCCTGTGGAAATCACCTTCCAGAAAGAACAAACCGCGCCGAGTTTTGGGGGAGGTCTCTTTAACAATACGCAGACAGCCACAGGTCCCAGTGTAGCCTTTGCCCCTGTTCAACAGCAGCGTGATCCGGAAAAGGAAAAGAAAGACAAGGTTGATTATCTGAACAAGCTCCAGCGTTTGGAGCAAAAGGGCTTCCCGGTTGGACGTCGCTTTACGATGGACAACTCGTTGGATGAAATTAAACAAGAGTATGACCGCTTAGTGGATGCCCGAAATCTTGAAGGGTCTCTACGATTCCAGCGTCAGGCCCTGATGGGTGTTGTGACAGGCTTGGAGTGGATGAACAATCGCTTTGACCCCTTTGATTTGAACTTGGATGGTTGGTCCGAGTCCGTTCACGAGAATGTAGAGGACTTTGATGATATCTTTGAGGAGCTGTATGACAAATACAAGGACCGTGGTAAGATGCCTCCTGAGGCCCGTCTTCTTTTCTCCTTGGCAGGCTCAGGCTTCATGGTTCACGTCAGCAATACTTTCATGAAGCAGCGTATGCCTTCTGCGGGTGATGTCTTGAAGAACAATCCTGAATTGGCTCGCCAGTTCGCAGCAGCAGCAGCGAACCAGGCAGGCTCTGGATTTGGAAACTTCATGGGGATGGCCATGGGAGCCACAGGAGGTGGTCCTCAGCCCCAGATGCAAATGCCCGCGGGACCTCAAGGTATTTCCCCTGAGGCCACAACGGGGGCTTTCTTTGGATCTTCAGGACGTGAAATGCCCAATTCACCCCAAGTAATGGCCTCTGTAGAGCCTCCTAGACAGACAGCACGGAAGGAAATGAGAGGTCCTTCTGGAGTCGATGACATCTTGAAGACATTTGAGGAGGTGCGTCGTCAAGAGGTAATGGGTGGCATGGGCAATGGACTTGAAGGCGTTTCTATGATGTCTCCTCCTATGATGAACAATATGGTAGGACCTCCTGCGATGAATCAGCCTGCGATTTCCGCAGTGATGGAGATGGAGAGTTTAGCCAGTGGTGATTTGGGAAGCCAGGCTGAGAGCACCCGCACAGGAGGTGGTCGCAGACGTAGAAAGGCAGCAATCAGTGGCAATACCTTGGCGGTCAATGTTTAATTCGCATACATAGAATAAATACGCTTTTCAAATTGCTTCAATGTGGCTAACATATCCTCTGGCTCGTTATAGGCAGCGGATAGATTCGCAAAGAGTTTAGATTGTTTTTCATTCAAGCTACCATTTTCGTATTTAGGACGGCTCGTTTGAATTGAACGTCTTGATTCTCTATTTATTCCATTTGTGACATAGACGTCTGTTGGAACAATCTTTCCATTGTTCGCTCCATTTGAAAATCGGATCAGTTTTTGAGAAGCGAGTAAATTTCGTTTGCCTCTGTTATTTCGTGTGAGCCTATGATTGAGTTTATGCTTATTTCGTAACATATTTGCTATACGATTACGTCTTGTATTTGGACCGGCCATTCTATTAAAGCGAGAGTTTTGTCAAATTCATGGCATAGACATTGTCAACGGACATCACCTCTTCAACATCCTCCTTCTTCTTCTCTTGCGCAGCAGCTAACCGCATCTGCTTCTCATGGAGACGACGCCAGATTTCTGTCTCCTCAGGTGTGAGGCCAGATTGAGGTGGTCCATCTTCCTTCGGTTTAAAATCACAACTATCTTTCCACAAGCACAACTCGCTATTTTCATTCAGTAAGAAAGACATGAAGAGTAAAACAAAGATTGTCATAATCGCAGCTACAAAGACATTTCGTGTGGCAACAAAGAGTACAGTAAAGACTAAGCCTCGTCTTACCCATGGATTTTGAAACACTTTTTCTTGCTCTTTGCTAATTTCCATGCCGAGGAAACGACCTCCCAAGTTCAACAACAACATCATTAACCCAATAAAATACGGATTTGTATTTATGGCCATAAATGCGTGTTCAAGAGGATTTATTGCTAGACTTGGGTTCAATACAGGTAGTGGAGCCGGAGGAAGACTCATCTACTTCACAAAGACTCTTTCTTTTCATAGGTTACCCAGGGACGACGGAGCTTCTCCATGTCTTCCATGTAAAAGAAGACTGCTAATCCGACCATGACACCTACGCGAGGGCACCAATACGCAGCAGCAACAACAAGAAGAACAAGAGCAAAACGGAACAAAGGGAATCCATACAGCGTAAAAAGTGTTTTGTCGTAGGGCGCTTCAAACACAGACCCTTCATACAAATTCCATAAGAAGAAAATGGCTGTAACTATGGTGCGCGCGGCGGCATCTACAACTCCATCGGGTTCTAAGGACATCGCCCTTCTACCCTGACGAAGTAAATTCAACGGGTCACGCTGTCACTTTGAACACTTCCCGTATATTTGTCACTGTAATCTTGAACTGCCGAAGTTGTGACTGTATCATCCTCAATCAAAAGAGGATTCTCTCCTAAGACTTTCTCCACAAACCACTTGTGTTTATCAGGCACAATGCGCACATTCATCTCTGATGAAAAGCCTTCGCTGACTTGTTTTGTAATAGGATGGATTCCTCCGGCTCCTATGAGTAACGCACTCATGAGGCCCGCGAGTATCCCCATGGGCCACCCATAGAGAACAGTGACTGTCACCGTAAACGTGAGAAGAAGTGCGCGACCCAAGAAACTGTCAGCTTGTTTGCGAATTTCAATCGGAACTTTCTCTAAAAAGACGATGGTGATGACCATAAAAAGACCTGTCAGGACCATAACAGGTTGTTCATATTTGTGATAGAGGTCATCCATATGAACACGGAAGCCTCCTTTCATAAAATGAGTGCCAGGCGGAAGCGAACTGGACATTTCCCTATTTCATTAAATCAAAACTTATGGAGTTTGCGGCCATTAAAATAACCTACAGGAAATCAGAGTAGTCCTTTGACTATGGAGTATTGTTCAATAGATGATGCTTTTCCTCCGATTGGTGGCGGCCCCGCAAATCCTGGATGCAAAGACAACACAGCGGGTAGTGTGGCACGAAAAGAGGAGAGAAAGAAAGCCAAACGCTGTAAGGGACCGCCTTTGACATTTCTGGAAGGATCCGGGAACGATGGGCCTCTTACAGATCCTGACCGTCCGGCACTGATTCCCTTACCTGATACACCCCCTATGAATCCTCGAACGGGTCTCATCCAACACGCACCCGTGGACGCTCCTCCGAGAGAACCCTTTCAAGATATGAGCCCCGAGCCTGAATCCGAGATGAAAGCCAGTTTCCGTTCCGAGCAGCCTCAGCCTTTGCTTCAAAAGATTTACAACAAACTCCCGAACTTACAAGAAATTGCGGGTCCAAATAAAGCTCTCAAAGGCAAGCTACCGAGCTATTTTGGTGCCAATTATGATGACAACAATAATGGAAGCAAAGCATTGACTTATCAAAGTGATGAATCGGTCGAAGAAGGATTTGCGAGTTTTACCAATGTCATTGGAGATGATCCTGGGTATCGTCTAAGTCCTGATTTCACGTCAGCCTTTGCTGGCAAAGGTGCGGACAAGGCTTCTGGTGTAGAAGTGCTTCCCATTCCTTCCGTGAAAAATGTCTGGAAACCATTGACGCCGAGTGGAGCCAATACGTCGTTCTTTGATAGACTACCCTCTCCTGGAGGAGACATTCCCATTGGTCAAATACCAGCCTCGTATGACAAAGAGGAGATGTTCCGCAAACTAGACAGTATCTATGCTCGTCTAGATGACTTGGAGACCAGAAAAGGTGAAAATGCGCAAACAGAGACGTTATTGTTCATCATGAGTGGAATCTTTGTGTTGTTCAGTTTGGATTTGATTGTGAAGCGCACAGGTAATATTCGTATCTTAAATAAGTAATCTCATTATAGCTTTTTGAAAAAGCCTAGATGAATTTACTTGCTTTGTTTGCGTGATGTTTCTTTTCTGCTCTTTTTCTGTTTGCGTGTGGCGTTTCCACCTCTGAGACCTGAGCGATTTGTGTAAGATATTCCAGCTGCTGCTGCTAACTCTGGTGCTGTTTGAAGCCAACGTTGTGTGGCAGGTGACCTTGCGATAAGTTTCGCATCC